CGACAGGTATCCACTTGCCCGGCCATTCGCGCTCTTCGAGCACGTCAAAGCCGTTGGTCTTCATCCACATGACCTTTTTGCGGTTCACGTCGCGGGTGCGGATGGGTTTCCCGTACAGCGCCATAAGCTGCTTATCCATCGGCGTCTTGCTGAACGCCGTCTGGTTGTTCGGATACAGGTGAAGCGTGGCGCGCTCGGTTTCGTAGTAGAAATACTCGGCGATGCGGATGGTGTCTTCGGCCAACCACTGCGCCATGCTCTCATTGCCGACGCCCTGCGCCAGCAGCGTGCTGACGGGTGTGGCGTCGGGGAACATCTCTTCGTATTCGATCTTAAGGATGTCTTCAGTGATGAAGCACCACTTGGCGTCCGCGCCGCAGGGGTCTTGGATCGTGGGGTCCATGTAGACGCTGAAGGCGTTGCGCACACGGCCAATGCGGATGTCCTGATCGAACGTCTCGTCGTTGCAATACTCGGTCAGCAGGCGGATATAGCCCTCGCCATACGTGACCTGATTGTCGCAGGCCGTGTCGTAGGCCACGTCGGCGTCCGACATGTACTCGATGTGCCGCACGATGCCGTTGAACACCTCGGCGACCTGCACGTCGGCGTTGTCGTCAGCCGGAATGACCTTACCCGACGGGCGGTTCTGGCGCTGCTCGTTTGTGACCTGACGGACGTGCTGGGGCAGCTTGTTGATGGTCAGACACGGCCGCGCGTTGATCGTTTGGCCCTGCACCGCCCCACGGGTCGCCAGCACGTCGGCTGGCCACTGCCACTGGTTGTCGGGCGAGCCTGCCATGAAGCGCAGATCGTCCAACTCGTCCTCGCGGCTGTCCGAATAGGCCGCCATCGCCATCTGGAGACGGCTGCGCATGGTCGCCATCTTGTCGTCGTCGCGGGGCGACCGGCCGGCACCGGCGTTAGCGACCTTTCCAGCGTCGAGAATACCCGTAGGGTCGGCCATGTTATGCTGCTGCTTTCAGTTCGGCGTCAATCGGGCTAACTTCCGCGCGCCCGACGCCGCGGTAGTTTAGCCACTTAGACTGCGCGTTAATCAGGCTCAAAACATCGAGTTTTTCGTCGTCCCATACCCGCCCATAGCCGGGGCGAATAGCGTCCCATGCGTACAAAAGCCATGCCTGCTCTTTTTTGACGCGCAGCCAAGGCTCAATTTTTTCGATAAACTCCACCGCTCTAGAGTTATTCAAAATCCACGCATACGCGGCTTTCCAATGGTCCTTGCCGCGCGTTAGCTTTTGAATATGGCCGCCAAAAGCCGACTTAAGGTCTTCTAATAGCTCAATATCGGTGTTTGTAATGCTGACGCGAGGGACCATTGCGCTGCGGCTGCGCGTAAAGCCAATAGAGCCTTCGCCGTCCATAAGACCAGCTACATACGCAAGGTTCATTTCTTGCCTTTCTTATGGGCTGCTTTGCGTTGAACACTATACGCTATCGCGACTGCTTGGTCGCGCTTTTTGCCGCTGGCCAACTCGGCCTTGATGTTCTTGCGAAAGGCCGACTTGCTGGTCGATTTGACGAGCGGCATCTTACTTCTTCTTCGGCGGGGTGGTGCGCTCGCGCACGGTGGTGCGAATAAACGACGCTTCGCGGGCCTGCGCGCGGTTGGCGCGGTCAATAGCCGCTGCTTCGGCGGCCGTAGCCTTGAGTTTGGGGGCCGGCTTAGGGGTCGGCTTGGGCATCGGCTTGGGGGTGGGTTTCGGGGCCGGCTTGGCCGCCATCGGCTTGCCCAGCTTGATGCGCATAGGGAATTTGGTCATTTACTTGCCTTTCTTGGCGGTTTTGGCGCTGTCTTTGAACGCTTTGGCGGTCGGCGCGCCCTTAGCGCCCGGTTTGCGCATTTTTTCGCCCGATCCGGCCTTGATGCGCTCGCGTTTGGCGTGAATTGCAGCGTATAATCCTTTTTTAGCCATCTCGCTTCCAATCCACTGCAAGTTCGCCTTGGTCATCGCCAAGCCAACGGACTACGTCGCGGCAAAACTCATAAAAATCGGTAGCCGGTAAGTCGGACTTCATTCTGTTTACCGCAGCGCAAACAAGCACGCAATTATCTTCTATGTACCCAAGAGAACTGTCGATACGCTCAATCGACATAGTGTCGTTAGCGCCCGGCCGCAGCGACATTTCACACCCTGTATAGGCGCATACGCCGCTTTGCGCGTCCCACATCCGCCTAAAACTTTCGACTGTAAGTTCACAAACCTGACCACGCTTTTCCGCGCTATTTTGGCAATTGCGCAGCATGGCTTTTGCTCGGCCTTCTACAGACGATTGCGCCTTTTCGAGCGAGCGCCGGTTACCTTCTTTGCAGCAAGGCTTACACCACGAATGAAGCCCGTCCGAACGCTGCGAATGCTTAAAAAAATGCTCATATGTCGGCGGGTGCGCCGAACCGCATTTAGAACAGGTCCGCAACCCGTCGGAGCGAATGATGGCTATTTTAGCCGTCATGAGCATTTCCACCGCTTGAGGCTGGCACGGGCGCGTTCGCCGTCCTTGGCCTTGGCTGCAACGGCGCCCATACGGGCGCAAAACGACTTCTTACGGGCCGCATCGGCCTTGGTCTTGGGGTTGGGCGCCGGCGCCTTGAGTTTGCTGCCCGTGGCGGCGTTATACTTGGCCCGGCCCTTGGCCGTCAGCCCCGCGCCCTTGGATACGGGCAGCTTTTCGCCGCGCCCGACGGCCAGCGACACTGACTTGCGCTTGTCGGCCATGCTTTAGCTGCCCATCCAACTTGTAGATACACCGGCCGAAGAATACCCTCGGACGGGTTTTCTGTCAACGCGGTCGCCGCGATACTCGCGGGATGCCACCGGAAAGGCGAATGTGAGCGCGATAGCGTCGGCGGCGTCGGGCGAGGCCAGCCCGCGGGCCTTCATATCCTTCTTGCTTTCGAGAAAAAGCGTGCCCTTGCTGTCCGGCTTGATGCGCGGGCCGATCAGGTCGGTCTTCAGGAAGCGATCTTCAGGGATCGAGGCGTCTTTGAGCCAGTCGCGCATGGCGCCCCACATCTCGGCGCGCTTGTTGCCGTACATCAGTTGCTTTTGCGCCTTGTTGCCGAAGTTGACGCCCCTGATCTTGTAGCGCTGCTCCTTGAGACGGTCCACGACGCCAGCGCCCAGACCGCCCTCGTCGATGCACACGAGCGCCGGTTTGTACTCCTCGATGGCGTCGATGACGTGTCCGACCACTTCCATCGTGTCTGCGCCCCGGTGGCGCTTCAGCGCGATGATGTCGCGCCCCTGCCGCACGGCGATGACGGTGGCGTCCGAGCCGAACCGCGCCGGATCGACGCCGACAGTGATCGGCGCGCTCTCATCCTTGTGCTTGGGCCGGCGCATGGCGTCGTCCACCACGTTGACGGCGATGAACTGGTCGTCGCCTTCCGACGGAAAGTTGCCGTAGACCTCGACGTTGGCCTGATAGCTGTCCGCGCCGTACTCGTCGATAATGCGCTGGTAGAGGTTCTTGTCGGTGCCCTCTACGTCGCGCGCGTCGATGTTGCGCGTGCGCCAGAACGCCCGCTTGGAGTTGAACGTCTCGTAGAAGTACCCCGTGTTGCGGCGGGGGTTGGAGAAGGCCAGATGGAAGCGGTGCGGCGTGTTCTCGGTGAAGAAGCCGTCTGCGACCGACCAGATGCTGTCGGGGATACCGCTGGCTTCGTCGAACATCAGCATGACGCCGTCGAAGTTGTGCACCCCGGCGTAGGCGTCAGGGTTCTCTTCCGACCACAGACGGCCCTCGACCGACCAGTAGCGCGTGCCTTTCTTGAGGTCGCGCTCGACGATCTCCGTCAGCCACTTGGCCGGCATGATGCGCGTTGCGGCGATCTCGAACCAGTGGCTGTTGAGCGACATCGCCAGCCACTTGGTAATTTCCGCCCATGTGACCGAGCGTAGCTGCGCCTCGGAGTTGGCCGACACGATGGTCGTCGAGCCGATGCGCGTGGTCAGCATCCAGATGACCAGCCACGAGACGAGAGCCGACTTGCCGATCCCGCGGCCGGACGCGACCGCTTCGCGGAACACGTCGAAATCCACGCGGCCGTTGTTCTCACGGATGTGGTCGCGGATGTCTGCGAGGATGCGCCGCTGCCATTTGCGCGGTCCCTCGAAGTGCTCCAGCGGTGTGCCTTTCTCGCGCCACGGGAAGGCCAGCAGCACGAACGCGAGCGGGTCATCCTTGATCGTCGGGGACCACAGCCGCGCCATCAACTCCATTTCGTCTTGCGGGCTGTAAATCGGCTGCTGCACTGGTGTTGTCCTCTAACTGGTGCGGGGGCAGTTCCGTATACAACCCCTCGATGACGCGGGTCTGCGCGCGCTCCAGCGCGCCGATGACGGAAATCTGCTGGTCTACGTTGACGTCGATCTGCTGCTTGGCGACCCAGCCATGGCTGTGCTTGAGGATGTCAAGCGCGGCCTTGGCGTCGCCGTCTTGCGCAGCGTCGTACAGCGTCTTGGCCGCCATGTATTCACCGTCAGCGCGGCCCTTGAGTTCCGCCATCTCGACCAGCGGGTCAAACTCCGCCAGCCGGCGATACTGCGCCGGGGTGAGGCCAGCCTTGAGCGCGAGGCTGTCGCCCTTCAGGCCATAACGCGCGGCCTCATAGATCGCCTCTAGCCGCGCCTCGGTGGCTTCGACGCGCTCGGGCGTGAACGGCAGTGAGTAGAAGGTCATGGCCGCACGATAATATGTTTCGTGCACTAGGGCAAGTGCCGGACGGCGCCCCCGATTGCGCCGCCCGGCCCCCCCGACATGGATGCGCTGGAGCGTCGCACCATGTTGCTCCTATACCGTAAAGCCATGCGACTTGTCGGGATGGGACAGGATTTTTTAAAAAATAAAAAATTGTTTGCGGTCCGTGCCCGTGACAATCACGCGCCCGTCGGCCCCACCCCCCTCCCCCTCCAGCTTTTCGCAGCGCAGCATTTTGCTGCAACGCAGCATTTTGCGTTGACCTTTCGGCTGGGCGTTCTGGGCTATTGTGCGTGGATATATTCGGCTGGCGCGCGATGCGCGGGCACATCAACGCGCCCGGCCAGACCGCGCAACATTATTTCAATAAGGAACATAGCGTGAACGCAAACGCGAGGGCAAAATGCGCGGGGAGCGGGGCGGGCGCTGGGTCATCTGGGCAATCTGGGTCATCCGTTTTTAACTGCCCCAAATTCCTACTTAAGAACCATTCTCAATAATACAGAAACCCTAGCTGAATATCTTTCTAATAACCAATATAGCCTATTAGCTAGTGATCCCCTTGGCCGCGAACGCATTTTCCCTAGGCAACTAGGCCCCGCGCCATGACCGCGAATTTTGCCTAGAACGCCTATTAAGGGTTCGCCTTATTTACACTCGTGTAAGTAAGGAAACAGATTGTGCGACAACCATGGGTAATTCTGGGCAATTCTCGATTTTTGATAGCCTAGGATTGCCCAACCGCTTTTTGATAAAGCGACGGCTGTCGCTTTATCAAACCTGCGCGGCGCTGGCAAGCGCTCTTTTTTCTCTTTCTGTCACATTTTTTATGTTGACAAGGTAGGTTTGAGGGTTCATTAGAGGGTTCAACAACAACAGCACGGAGCACCTGTCATGACATACGAAATTATCGAAACGTTCGGTATCGGCCCTAACCTGCGCCGCAACCATATCGCCAGCGCCGACACGCTGGCGGACGCAATCGCGCTGGCGCGTTCCATGTTCAATGTCATCGACCTTGAGATTGACGCGCTCAATCCGCGCTGCGCGGATTTTTACACCGCCTGCAATCGCGTAATGCAGATCGAGCCGTGGGCCTAACCCATGCCCTTTGAAGCCTTCATCATCCTTGTGATCGCGGCGATGTGTTTCGTCGCCGCGTATCGCACCAACTAAACCCAATGCAGGAGCAAACGATATGACTGAAGCGCACTACACCACCGGCAAGCAGCCCACGGTTTGCATCGCGCAAACCGTCAACGGTCAACGCGCTTGGCTGGCGATCGGCATCAAGGTGGCTGGCAAGCGCGAGGCGCGCGCCGTCGCTAAGGCCCACGGCGCGACGCCGTGGAATTTTTAACCTCAACTGGGAGCAACTGACATGACCGATTTCGACCAGTGGCTAGAATTCTACACCGACCGTTTCGCGCGCATGGGATCCGACGCGCTTAAGGGCTATTGGTGGCTCTACGGCCGCGATAGCGAAGAAAACGCACCGCCGCGCGATATGGCTGCATGGGCCGCCGTCAATGCCGAAATGCAAGCGCGCGGCATGTGACGGCCGATCGACCGGATCCGCTAAACCTCAACTGGGAGCAACTGCCATGACCGACACTAACGCAAATATGCTGCACTACATCACGGCCGGGGAACGGCTTTGGAACGGCGTCACCGTCACTGCACCGCTAGCGGCGGCATACAATCGCCTGACAGATAAGATTGCCGCATATGACCGTGCCGGGCGCAAAGCGCCCGAGCATATCTTAAACGGCCGCCACAATTTGCTGAACGGCCATTATAACTGGTGACGGCCGATCGACCGGATCCGGGCGCGCAATCGCCCGGATCCGCCGCCACAATCCACTACAGTCCACTACAGTAAAGGAAACGACACCATGACCGACATTGCCCACCCGAATTCGATTGCAGTCCCGGCCGCCATGCTGAAGGCCGCGCTTGTTTGCGCGTCGACCGAACAAGCGCGGTATTACCTGAACGGCGTTTACGTGGATCCCAAGGGTTTTCTTGTTTCGACCGACGGGCACCGCCTGTTTTGTGGCGCGATCGACGTTAGCGACGTTCCTGCGTTTGACGGCTGGATCCTGCCCTATGCTGCTATAAAGCGCGCGCTGACAGGCTTCAAGGCGGACCTGATCGGCATAAGCCCGGCTCACGTGGGCGACATTGCCTGCCAGTCCGTTGACGGCACTTTCCCTGAATGGCGTCGCGTGGTGCCGACCGAACTGTCCGGTGAAACGGCGCAATTCAATCCCGCCTACGTCTCCGACATGGGCAAGATTGGCGAGATCCTGTTTGGCCGGGGCAAGCCTGTCCTGCCCGCGCATATCCACCATAACGGCGAAGGCCCGGCTGGCGTGACTTTCCCCACCTGCGATGATGCTTTCGCCGTGCTGATGCCGATCCGATCGGGGCACACGGATCCGTGCGACGCGTGGGCCGCCCGATCGGCCATGGCGGGCTGACACTAACGCCCTCACTGCCACGGGCGCGCGTCCGTGGCAGCATTGGCGCTAGTGCCTGATATGGAGCAATGACATGAACAATCCTTACAACGGACACCGCAATTGGAACCACTGGAACGTGAGCCTGTGGCTCAATAATGATGAAAACCTTTACCGCTCCGGCCTGTCATGGCTGCGCGCGGCTGGCGGCTCCCGCAAGCGCGCGGCTAAGGCGTTCCTGCGCGCCCTGACAAGCGCCGATTATGGCACGCCCACACCGCGCACGCCTGACGGCGCGCCCTACAGCGTGAGCGCTATCTATCACGCTATGGACGGCTGGGAGGCCTAACCCATGCACACCTACATTGTGACCCTATGGAACCCCGAAGACGGCGAGGCCTATCTCGCCGCTGATGGTAAGACCACCACCTGCGAGGCCTGCGCCGCGCGCTATATCGACATTAACCACGCCGAAGCCGCCGCCGAACGCATCGTGCGCGACGGATGGGCCTACGCAATAGAAGAGGATGAACTATGACGGACAATAAACAGCTAAAGCTATACGTCGAAGTGGCGCGCTTGCAGGCGGACGCATTGACCGACCTGTTCACCGCGCTGGATGACCTCGCCACATGGACGCACGCGCTCGCCGTGCATGGCTACGCACCGCCGAGCGCTTGGTGCTTGTTGGACAAACTGCACGCGCAAGCGGACGCCGCGCTTAATAAAGCACAAGGAATTCCCAATGACTGACACCGACGCACACGAACAGCGCGTCTACCTCGCGGGCGAGGCGCTCAACGCCTACTGCAACGCCCGTGGAACGCTCAACGCGCCCGATGAAGACATCACCGACCTAATTACCGATCTGTTGCACCTGCTCGACACTTACGAGGGGCAGGCGAGCGTTTCGCTCGTGCTCGACATGGTCAAAAGCCATTATGAAGAGGAAACCGACGCATGACCTATCGACCCACCCTTGACCGCACCGACTGGCGCGCGCTTTCGACCCGCACCCTGATCGAAGCCGCGCGCGATTGCCCGAATGAATTGGCAATCGCCCTGGGCGAGCGGCTGGAAGAATTGGAGAACGCAGAGGCCGAGAATATCGACCTGCGCGCGATAGTCGATGAACTCGACCAGCGCGTTGACCTGCTGATGGCCGAACTCAAAGCCTTTTACGACGCAGACAACGCCGCATGATGGCCTTTGTCTTTGGGCTGGCGCTCGCCGCGCTGGCGCTCGCATGGGAAACTAACGATGACTGACCGACCACCGCGCCCGCACCGCCCCCTGCCGCCGCCGGACGAGCCGCCCGACCCGCCATTCGACCGCGAGGCTGCGATGGCATGGCGCGTGATCTTGTGCGGCAGCGCCGCCTTCTGGATTGTGATCGGCGCGCTGCTGTGGCGGTGGCTGTCATGAACGGGGGCTTTAGCCAATACGCGCGGGTTCTGGCGGCGCAAATGATCTCCGACAGCTACCTAACCAAATGGAACGAACGACAAGCCGACTACACAATCAAGGAGGAAAACAATGACTGATAAGATTACGATCAACGGAATTGACTACGTCCCCGCCAATAGCAAGCCCGCTGGCCCCCGCGCCGTGGTGGTTGTGGATCGCGGCTGGATTTTTGCGGGCGATGTGACCCGTGAGAATGGTCGCATCCTGCTGACCAACGCCCTGCACGTTTTCAAGTGGGAGAGCCTCGGCTTTGCGGGCATGATCGCAGACCCGAAGAAGGCTAATGCCGACCTGCGCCCCGTCGCAGACGTTGACATTCCGGCGGGCGCTGAAGTGTTCTGCGTTCCCGTCAAGGAAGGCTGGGGGCTGTGACGGCCCCTAACTTCATGCCGGTCGGCTACGGCAACGGCAACGGCTACGGCAACGGCTACGGCAACGGCAACGGCAACGGCTACGGCTACGGCGACGGCTACGGCAACGGCAACGGCTACGGCTACGGCGACGGCTACGGCTACGGCAACGGCTTCGGCTACGGCACTGTGCAAACGACCGATAAACTTAGGGCTTCCAAATGACCCCCGCCAGCTACCTCGCCAAATGGGCAGACAAGCAAGCGGAATACATGGCCGAGTGCCGCCGCCGCGCATGGCTGCGTGAGCACATGCCAGAACTGATTGATGAGGAGGACGACTGGTGATGTATACGAACACCCTAACGGACATTGACGTGCTCAGAGAGGCCGCTCAGGCCCTACAGGAACACGAACGGCTGCGGCAGGCCCTCAGGGCCTCAGAAACCCATCTGCGCGCCCTATGCCGCTCATACGACCGCGCAGGCCATGTCTGGGGCACAGCACCCGAACACCTGCGACGCGCCTGCGAGATTAGGGGGCTGCTGTGACCCGTCAACTCAAGCCCCACCCCCGCGCGATATGGTGCGACCACTGCCGCGCCATCATCGCCCCGGCTGGCGTGCGCTCGTGCCTGCGCGCCGACTGCCAGTCCAAGCCCAAGCTGAAACAGAGGGAGCAAACCCCGTGCCCGACTTCGACTATTTCTGCCGCGTGACCTATTACACGCCCTTCGGCCACCGCCGGACGACATCGATCCGCACACGTGCACCCGACCCGCGCCAAGCGGTAGCTATCGCCAAGCGCCGCCTCGTGCGCGACAAACGCCGCGCGGTCGCGCGCATCGACGACGTGGAGGCGATCCAGCTATGCCCGTAGGACGACCGCCGACCTATCCCTTTCACGCAATGAACCTTGGCGACGTGGTGCAACTGCCAGCGCCCACCAGCGCCGACGTCAAGCGTATCTGCCGCAACGCCAGCCAATACGGCATCCGCACAGGGCGCTTCTACCAGTGCCGCACCATCGAAGGCGTGACGACCATCACCCGCGTTGAATAAAGAAAAGCCCCCTGCGGTGTGGAGTGAGGCCATACCGCAGGGGGCTTTATGCTGAAGTCAGGAGCAAACTGACGTCAGGTCTTTACCACACCATCTTCGGGCGGTGCAACATGTTCCACCATGCGGCGCAAATCGCTCTTGCTGTGGGCTGCCAGCGCGTCCGGCGCAGCGTAAATCTGCTTCTTGGTCGCGTATTCGACCGACGCAATCCGACCGCAATCAATCCAGCCCGCTTCCTTAAAGGCGTGCAGCAGTGCCGCCTGCGGCACCTTCGTGCCTGCCGGAAGGCTGCCCGCGATGGTGTCGCATACCTTGTGGAATGGCCCACCGATAACGCCCCGCGCAAACACGCCCGTGCGTGCGCGCAGCATATCGACCAAGTAGCTTTCCGCGACCGACAGGCCGTGTTCGACCATGTTGAGTTTCCATTCGGTGACGGGCGGCGCAGCGGCCGGGTTGAACCGGCTCACGTCGCGCTGCCAGAGCCACGCAGCGACCTTTTCAAAGCCGCCCTGCTTATACCACGCCCACAGCGCTGGGCCTGCTTCCTCGGCCATGCGCGGCGCGTGCGACCACAGACAGAACCAGCGGCGATCCTGCGTCGGGATGGTGATGGGGAGCGGGTCGTTGGTGAATGCGATCACCTGCAAGCGGTTCAGCATCTCATAGGGGTGCAGCCCCTTGCGGTTGATGGTGATCGTCTCGGGCGGCGCGGCGATGATCGGCTTCAGCTTGTTGGCCAGCGCGCGGCGCTCGCGTGCCTCGGGTTCCTTCAACTCGTTCAGGATGACCACTTCGGCTTCGAGGCCATAGCCCCACTGACTGTCCAGCCCGCCCGTCTCGATGATCGACCGATTGTGCTGATGCTGGCCGCCAATGGCCCACAGGAAGGGTGCCCACATGGTGTCCTTGCCCGACCCCTCGTCACCGCCGTGCAGCACCGCATGATTGATCTTCACATTCGGGCGCTGCACCTTGAACGCCATAACGTCCAGCACGTGCGCCAACTCTTTCTCGTTTGGCACCAGCACGCGGCAGTGATCCAGCCAACGCTCCACATCCGCGTCGGACATCGCGTCCGAACCGCTCATGTCGGGGCGGTGATTGACCCAGCGGTTGCCGTAGACCAGCCCGTCACGCGCGACCAGCACGTCCTCGCCCGGCGCGAACGTCACGCCGATCAGCGCCTTCGCGCCATACTCTTGGCGGCGCTCGTCGAAATAGGTGGACGCCTGCACGGCCTTCTTCTTGTTGTGCACCGACCGGCAATCGACGTGACGGAACAGCGCGTTGAACACGCCCCGCGCCACCTCCCGCCGCGTCACCATGTCGAAGTAGGCATCATCCGACTGGATGTAGGCGAAGCGCTCGAACCACTCCGAACGCTCCAGCCGACCAGCTTCCTTGCGCTCGACCTCACGCACGATAGCCGCCGCCTCGTCGGGGAAGGCTTCGGTCGGCTGGATTTTCTCGCTCATCAGCCGCAGCCGCTCGGTCAGCAATTCCTCGCGCAGACCCGGCGTCACCTTCGGCCCGTCGTTCTCGGCCACCCACTCAAGGAACGTGCGGCTGTCGATGTGCTGGCAATGGCCGTGGTAGCAGCAGTAGGAACGATCCAGCGGTTTGTAGCGGCCCTCGATGTTGCCGTCGCTGTGCTCGGCATGGTTGGGGCAGACCACGCCGCACCAGCCTTCGTTATTGACCTTGGTCAGCACCAGATTGTTGTCGGACAGCCATTGCAGGACAGTGTCGCCGCCGGTGTCGCGGATGGCGATGCTGCGGTGCTCGGCCGTGTCCGCCTCGGCAGGCTCGACGCCCAGCGCCTCGCAAATCTCGGCCAGTGTGTATTCGCGCTCAGGGTGGAACTCGACCAGCCGCGCCTCGAAGTTGTTCCGGCCCCGCTTCAGGTTGACGCTGCCGGGGATGCGGCAGTTGCGCACCGCGTTGGTCGCGCCGGGGTCGGTGTAGCCCGCCTCGGCAATGGCCTTGATGGCCGCCGTAAACTCGTGCTTGGTAGGCTGCTCGCTGAAGGCGTATCCCCACTGGAACGATCCGGCGCTCGTCTCCATGACCCACGTCGGCGGGAGCGTCGGCTCTTTCGACTTCGTGCCAATGTCGTCCAGCATCATGAACAGGACGTATTCGCAGTGCTCGCGCTTGGCGCTCGGCTTGCCTTCGGGGAAGCGGTCGATGATGAACGAGCCGGTGTTGATATACCACGCCTCGCCGTCTTTCATGCGCGCAGTGTGCGGCAGGTGGAACAGGAAGGTGGACTTCGGCGCTCCGTCGCCGTGGTAGATGATGTTGCCCTCACCATCCTTCTTCGGCTTCTGCCGCACCAGCAGGGCGGTCTCGCCGTCCACGTCGCCCAGCCCTATGATGTAGTCGATAAACGTCGTGCGATCCTCACTCATCGCGTTTCCCTTCCTGTTCAATTGACGTGGCGCCAGACGCGATTTTTGCGTATGGCCCAGATATGTTCGCGAGTTACGCTATAGGCGCCCGCTAATTCGCTGGCGTCGGCAGCCGAACCACGAATATGACGCACCGCAGCTTCGTTCAGTTTTGCGTACGGATGGGCTTCGCCTTTGCGGCGGCGGCCATGCTTTTCCGTATCGGCATGGTTGTCGGCCGGCGTACCCCAACGCAAATTACACGCTGCGTTGTTATCTTTATCGCCGTCGCTGTGCAAAACGTGCGCGCCAGAATGCGGCGGCGCGCCATGAAACGCCGTCGCGACTAGCCGGTGCACAGCGGCTTGTTGACGGCGCTTGCCGTCAGTCACAGTGACAACCCAATAGCCATTCGACGCTCTAGCAGCCGCCAAAATGCGACCTTTACGGACAGCAGTCTTACCACCTCTGGCCCCGACGACCATGTCGCGCGACCGCACAAGACCAGTATCGCTCACATCATAGCGCGGCCATTCAGGTACGGCTTTCCAATTCACTTCCCATACCTTTCCATAACAGCCGCTTCCGCGTTTAGAGGGAGACCAGAGCACCAATCGGGCGGCGTGCACATGACTTCTACAAGCTGTTCCTTCGCCCAATCTGCTTTCTTTTCGTCAACCTCTAACACAATTTCGTCGTGAACTGTTAATACAACTTCTAACCCCAAGCTGTCAAGACGCCGCAGCGCGTGGCGCAACAGGTCGTTGGCCACCGCTTGCGTGATGTTCTCGCAGGCCAGACCGCGCCACAAGCGGGCGCGCGGCCATTCCTTCGCGTCGGCTGACGGCTTCCACGCCGCCTTCGCGTAGGCGATGTTGCCCTCCTCGTCGAAGCGGGCGAAAGGGTAGCATAGCACACGCCCGCTCGGCAGGGCATACCACAGGTGCTGTTTGTCGAATAAATATGTGATCCGGCCAGCAGTGAACTCGTGGTAGGGGTTGCGCATGGCGGCCGAGTAGGCCCGCTCCAGCGCCGACCAGTAGGGCACCGACCAGCTATTCGCCCGGCGCCATGCGTCCACCATGCGGCGCGCGTCGCTCTCGGGCAGCAAAACGTTATAGATGCGGCCCATTGCGGCGAAGGCGCCCACGCCGCCGGCGAACCCGCAGGCCAACTCCTGCACCTTGCCGATCTGGCGTTGGTCTTTCGTGACCTCGGCGTAGGGGACGTGGAAGGTCGCCGCGGCGTTGTGCTTGTAGACATCCTCGCCCTTGGCGAAGATGTCCAGCTTCATCGCACCGCTGTTGGTGTTCGACGCCCACGGCGTCACCCGCGCCTCGATGGCGGCCCAGTCGGCCACCACCAGCACTTTGCCCGGCGCAGCCGTCAGCGCTGGGCGCAGCATACCCTTGAGCACGTCCGTGACGCGGGGGCCGAACTTGGGCACGATCTGGTGTCCGCGCACCATCGCCTCGCGGGCTAGTGCTGGGTCGGCGGCGCACTTTCGGGGGAAGTTGTGAACCTGAAGTCCAAATGACGAAGCACGGCCAGTAGCGCTACCTCCTGCAAATACGAACGCGCCTCTAACTCGGCTATCCTCCTCATCAGCCAGCGCCGCCGCACGGCTGAACTTCGCCACTGACGATGCCCAAAGGTCGTCGGCGCATTGGATGACTTCGGCCACTTCCGACGGAACTTCATCTGGGTTTTCCTCTGCCAGCGCCAGCAGGTTGGCGCGCACGTTCTTGTCGATGGATAGCTTGGCCTCGCCGTCCTTGTGAACCGTGGCCAGTTTCAGGGCTTGGGGGCCGACGCGGTCGAGCACCCACTTGCGCATCTTGGGACTACGAACCGACGTGATCTCGCCGTCAGTAACCTCGCGTACGATTTGCTGTATCTCGACAGCCTCCGCTTCTGCGTAACGCACTGCCGCCAGAGCCAGAGGTTTATCAAGCAGGACACCGCGGTCGTTGACGCGCTCATTAACATGATAGTCGTGCAATTCGTCGGCCGACAACGCCCGCTGCGCCTTGCTGATCGCCCGCATCGCCCGCACGTCTTGTTCGCAGTAGGCGACCATCTCGGCCATCAGGTCAGCATCCTCGCGGAACGTGCCATCGGCCTGCGGGATGGACAACAGACGAATGAGTTGGTTGCCGCGGTGGTCCTTGCGCATCCCTGCGCCAGCGAAGCGGCCCACGTCTTCGAGGCTGCCCGGCGCGCAGTTGGCGCGGGCTTGGGCGGCGGTGCAGTAGAACTGCTCCAGCTTGAAGTCGGTCTGGAGCACGTACCAGAAGATCAGGCGCTCGAACGCGGCGTTGTGCGCGCGTATCTGGCCGGTGTGCTGCGCCACGTCCTGCGGGAACGGCTGGTCAGGCGTCCACGTCCGCACGTCGTCATCGTCGAAGGCGTAGGACATGCACAGCACGTCGGTGCTGGCGTCCATCGCGTAGTTGTAGACGCCGCGGCTGCGCAAGTCGCAGCGGCTGCGCGTCTCAAAGTCGCACCAAAGAACAGTCATTTTTCCGACCGGATTTCCCAGCGGTGCTTTACCAACGCCAAAACTGCCGTTTCTGTTCGCGTGCAATTGTCGCCGCTTTTACGCCAGCCGCCCGCCGTCGGCTTAGTCTTGCCGACTTGAACCCACCCCGCCGCTTTGAGGCTAGTGCCCGGTTCGCTTTCTAACGTGTAGGTCATCATGCGCCGACCGCCCATAGCTTTCCACGCGCGCCAGCAGGCGGCGTAAAGCCGTGAGCACGCGCAGTCAGGCGCGCCTTTGATGACGCACAGCCGCAAAACTTCGGCAGTAAACCCATCCATAAGCGTCGCGCTTAACGGGTTGCCAACAATAGCAACGCCAGCGAGCACACCGTTTTTAGCTAGGCCGATAGCGAATTTACCGCCGTTCCGAGCAGTTCGGCCTGTGTGGCGGTGATGCGCGGCGACAAAATCGTTCGCTTTTCGAAGCGTGGTGGGCACTACCGCCCATTCTTCAGTAGGCGGCGCCGTCAAGTCAAAACCAGACGCGCACTCAAGTTCTCTAATACTATCATGTTTCATCGGATGCCTCACTCATCCGCTACTCGCCGGGGGCGGCCGAAAATGACCACCCCCGGCTTTCGCGCCCCTTATGCTGTCGCGCGGCGACGACGGCGCGGAGCCTCTTCCGCAGCCACTTCGTCTTCGACAGCCTCTTCAGTGTCGCCTTCGGTCGGCTGGGCGTCAAGACCCACCCACTTCACGACCTCGAAGACGGGCGTGTAGATCTTCCCGTAAGACTTATGGCTGTAGTGGTCCTTCTTCAGACGCACCATCGGCACCGGCTTGGACTGATCCTTGTCCACCTGCTCGGCGATGGCCACGGCAAGCGCCTGCACGGCCTTCTTCCCGCCGACGGACGTGGCCGCATAGCGCGCCTGCATCCCTTCGTCCTCGCCGTTGGTGCAGGCCAGCGTCATGCCGACCTGCATCTCCCAGCCCCGCTTCGAAGCGGCCGGAGCAGGCTCCAGTTCGGGCAGCGGCTCGGCCACGCCGACCATCTTCTCGGCCAGCACCTCACCATCGCCCCAGCAGATGTAGCCGTGGACGAACGAGAAGGGATTGACCGCCCAGATGCTGTCGTCTTCGACTTCGTCTTGGTCCGCGCCGAACACCCAATGGCCGGTCTTGTCCATCTTGAGGATGACCATACCGCCCGCGCCCACATCGGCCGCAACCGAACGCAGGGCCGACGACAGCGACTGCACCGACGGCAGGTTCGACCCGCCAAACTTCATAAGTTCCGTCATTGTACTGTACCTTTCTTCTTACTGGATTTTAGCCATTGCCTTCGACAGCATCTGGCCGATCTGCAACACCGCCGGCCGAGGATCGCTCTCCGGTGCGAGGGTGCTACCACTTGAGACGGCGGGTGCGAGTTCCGCCGGCAATTGCGTCTTGGACTTCTTCAAGACCTTCTCGACATCCGTGATGGTCGGCAACTTCTTCACCCACGGCTCGACCCCGTTGGCCTCCAGCCACGCGGCGACCTTGGCCTCGTTAGAGGTCCACTTACGGATGGCGCGCTTGGGCACCAGTTTGTAGCCGGGCACCGGCTGGCCTTCCTCCAGCAGCCCGTGCGCCAACTGCTGCAAGTCCTTGATGAAGGCTTCCACGGTCGGCACCATGTCGAGGTAGCGGGCGATCTGGTCGTGCGGCAGCGACTCCAGCTTGGCCTTGACCATGCGGTCCACTGCGCCCGTCATCAGCGGGCAGATGGGCTTGGCTGCGCACCAGCGGCAGTGGTCGCCCGACGCCAGCGGCGCGTCGGGCTTGAGGGCCTTCTTGACCGCCGCAACCAGTTCCTGCTCGAACGCCTTGACGCGCTCGGGCGTCGTCAGCCAGCGCTTGACGCTGGGCGGCTGGACGATGACCAGTTCGATCTCTTTGGCGCCATCGAACACCCACGCTGTTTCCGGCGTCCGCATGGCGGCAGCGGCGTAGAACAGCAACTGCGCGTTCTCTTCGACATCGACGGCCACACCGTCGCCAAACTTCCAGTCCAGCACCACGGCGCGGTCGCCGAGACGCCCGAGAAAGTCGGTCGATCCGAACACGTCGGGCAACAGGTCGCCGAAGCCGACGCGGCTCTCGACCGCGTATTCCATCTCGCCGTCAGGATCGACGGTGTCGAGCGCCAGCAGCGCGGGCCACAACTTGTCGTCGATCAGGTCTTGCGTCAGCACCGCGTCGTTGTGCTTGCGGCCGAGATGCTCGTCTGCGGACTGGCCCTTGTCCAGAATGTCGGCGATGGTGTCGTGCAGGAGCGTGCCTTCGTCGGCGTAGCTGCTGCTGGGTTGCGGTGGCATCTGGTCCACCAGCGCCACGCTGCCGGGGCAGGCGATGACGCGCTTGGCGGTCGAGCCGCCGACGATCCTACTATGCTGCATACTGTACCTCACTTTACTGTCTAGGCCGCCCACCCTACACGACACAAAAATTAGGTCAACTCTTGATCTGTAAAAAATTTTGTGAGAGAGGTCGCGCATGACCGAAAAGGAAATCGAGACCTACTTCGTCAAGCGCGTGAAGGCGCTGGGCGGTTTTGTCTACAAGTTCCGCAGCGTGTCGCAGCGGGGCGTGGCTGACCGCATCGCCTGTATGCCGAACGGCGAGGCGTGGTTCGTGGAATTGAAGAAGCCCGGCGGCCGCCTGTCTGCCTTGCAGCAGTTGTTCGCCGACGAGATGAAGCACACGCGGCAGCACTACGCCTGCCTGTGGTCTAAGGAGCAAGTGGACGAGTGGTGCAGCCGCTTCAGCTAAGACCCTACCAGAACGACGCGGCCGACTTCCTGTACGAGCGGGACCGCGCGATGATCCTCGCGCCGGTCGGCGCGGGCAAGACGGCGATTACCCTGACCGCGATGAAAGCGATGCTCGATGACGGACATGTCAAGCGGTGGCTCGTGCTTGCACCAAAGCGTGTGTGCACCGACGTATGGCCTGTCGAGCAGCCCAAGTGGGCGCCGGGACTTGCTCTGCGCGTTGCGGTCGGAACCCCCGCCGAACGTACCGCCGCTTGGAACAGCGACGCTCAGGTTATCGTCACGAACTACGATAACCTTCAGACCCTGTCCGACCTGTCCGCTTTTGACGGGATCGTCTTTGACGAACTTACGCGCCTGAAGAACCCCGGCGGCAAGCGCTTCAAGGCGCTGGAGAAGCTGATCGGTCCCATCGACGTGCGCTGGGGGCTGACTGGGTCGTTCACGTCGAACGGCCTCGAAGATGTCTTCGGCCAGTGCAAGATCGTGGACCAGTCGCTGCTCGGCCGCGCCAAGGGCGCCTTCATGCAGCAGTACTTCATCTGCATCAACCGCGACTTCGGGCAGTGGACGCCCGCCCACGGCGCGCTGGAGCAGGTGATGCAGCGCATCCGCAAGGCGACCTATGTGCTGGAGCCGGGCGAGTACAAGGACAAGCTGCCGCCGTGCCACGTCGTCGAGGTGCGGGTCACGCTCGACAACCGCACGCCCTACGACGAGATGAAGCGCGAGTACGTCGCCCGCTTTAAGGACGACATGGTCGTGGCGCAGAACGCCGGCGCCGTCACCAGCAAGCTACAGCAGATGGCCAGCGGCTTTGCCTACAACCGCGGCGCGGCGCAGGAGTCCATCTGGTTCAGCAGCCACAAGTTTGACCGGCTGGAAGAACTGCTGGCGGAGAACCAGCGGGCGAACACGATTGTGGCCTACAGCTATCTGGAGGAACTGGCCGAACTCAAGCGCCGCTTCCCGCACGCGCAGACGATGGACGACGACAACGTGATCGAACGCTGGAACCGCGGCGAGGTCGAACTGCTGCTGGTCCATCCCAAGTCGGCCGGCCACGGCCTCAACCTCCAGCACGGCGGCTGCCACATGGTGTTCCTGTCGCTGCCGTGGAGCCTCGAACTTTACGAACAAACCGTCGGGCGCCTGCACCGCAGTGGGCAAGCGCACGACGTTTGGGTCTACGTCATGCTGACGGACAAAACCATCGACGAACGTATCTGGGCGGCGCTGCACGACAAGCGCGCCGTGTCGGACGTAGCACTAGAGGAACTCAAGAATGGCTAAGGTACCGTGGCAGACGATTGCCGTGAAGCTACCCGAGTACGACGAGCCGACGCTGGCGCGGATGCTCGACGACGAGATCAAGAAGCACAAGCGTATCGCCATCGCCAAGCGGCTGCACCAGCGGCTGTCCAAGCTGCGGACGATGCGCGAGCGCGACGAGATCGTGAGGGAGATGAGCGCGTGACCGACCACGCCGCTGCGACGGCCGAACTTTTACAGCGCGTGGTGGATTTGTTGCGCGGTGGGGCGGCGCCCGAAGACCACGGCCGCACCGTGGAACTGATCGGCGTTATGATGCAGCGTCGGACTTAGGACAGTCCTGCTCACACAAGCACACCCACACCGAGTTGTGGCCTTCGATCTGCTTGACAGTGTTCGCGCTATCGGCGCGGGTGTCGTAGTAGATCGGCTTGGCGATGGCGCAGTAGCTATTGACCGCCGGCGGCGGCGTCGAACCGTGCGCGCAGGCGCTTAACGCGGGCAGGATCGACAGCATCAACAGCGTGCTCTGCCAGTTCAACTTGGCGTTGGACTTCATCGACCGCTTCCTTCTGCGCGTCCTGACGGCCCTGCTGCCGTAGCTTGTGATCCGACCACGCCCCCAACAGGCGGCCGGCCAGCGTCAGCAGGGCCGTCAGGAACTTCATCATTCGGGCTTGCCCTTTTCGGCCAAGAGCACCGCGACCAGACCGGCTACGCCGGCGATGGCGCCCGCGGCCGCGTTATACAGTTCGCCCGACACGCCGAGGGCGAGGGCGATGCCGGACAGACCGGCGAAGGTCGAAGGCTCCTTGAGCCGCAAGAGAATGAACTGAACCATATCGAACTCCTATGCTTCGTCGGTGGACACGACGCCCCCGTTCATGCGCACCGGCCCACCGTAGACAGGCTCGCCCTTGGGCCAGCGCGATGCGACGAGCCGGGACTTGCCCAGCTTCATCACATTCACAAGGTTGGACTGGTTGCCGCCCAACACATAGTAGAAGCCGGCGTCCTCGCCGACGTAGAAGCCAACGTGGCCGCCGCCTTTGCGGTCAAAGACGAGGATGGCGCCCGGCGCCAGCCGGTCGGGCCGCAGCAGCGAGCCGTAAGTGGACCACTCCTTCGCGCGCATGTACAGCCGCGGGTAGGGCAGACCGGACTCCTGCATACAGTGCGCGACGAACACGCCGCACCACGGCGTCTCGTCGTCGCGCCACCATGCGCGCAGCTTGACCAGCCATCCGAGAATGGTCTGGTTGTGCTTCGGCCCGCGCACTTCGCGGGTGCCTTCATATGTGTAGGCCGTGCGAAGCCAGCGCGGGGGCGAGGTCATATGGTCGCGCCCCCTAACAGGATGCCCAGCAACAGCATGATGATCGTACCGGCAACGGTCAGGCCCACACTTTCTAACCGCTTGAGGCGTGCAGAAATGCTTTCGTACCGCAGGGCGCAGACCTCTTCGTGCGTGTTCAGTCGTGCTTCAGTGTGGTCAATCGTGGTCATTCTAGCGCGGTCCGATGTAGTTGCCGAATTAATCCGTTTGGTTTGCTTGCGCGTCAAGCATAGCGTTTTGCGTTTGCGCGCCAGCTACGGCCGCCGGCGAACGCGCCGCGCGGCCGGCAGCGTGCGCCGCGGCAGCGCCTGCCTTACCGACATTCGCCGCACGCTCCTGCGCCTTCATGGCTTTTTCTAGCGCGTTCGCCGCAGCTTGCGGGTCTAGCATCTCAGTGGCCAACTGAATGGCCAACTTGCTGTCGATCTGGCCGGCCAAACGGCTCATAATGTCGTTAGCAACAGTCGCGATGCGGCTCAAAAATTGCGGCGACCGAACATTCCGGGTCGCGGCCGACGCAATATTAGCGGCCCGCGGTGCGGCCGCCGCGCCTGCCCGCGCTTGGGCTGTCGTCTCAGCAGCACGCGCCAGATCGGCGCGGATAGCTTCGACGACGCGCACCTGATCCGGCGACAGAACATCGGTCAGCGCCTTAAAGCGGGCTTCGTTTGTGGTCGCGCGCTTCAGCGTGCCCGCGGCGTCCTTGACCGCAGCCGCAAACACATTCGCCCGTTCACCCACGTCCAGCGGCGTAGCCAGTTTGCCTTCAAGATATTGCCCGACTTCCATCTGGTTGACGGGTTTGGACATGGCGGCGAACGTCGTGCGCGCTTGGCCATATTCGGGCGCTTTTGTCTCCAACCAGCCAATCAGGCGGTTACGCACATCCATGACTTGCGCGCGTTCGCCGCGCGCCAGTGCAGTTTCGCCGGTCCGGGTGAGCATCTTATCCAACGAGATTTTGACGTTGTGGATGTACCGAGTAGGATTGCTGGCGAAAGTCACGCCTTGGGACTCCGACAACCGCGCCGCGTCCGGCAGCGCTTGGCGGATGTACGGGTCATCGGCGAGTTGCAGAAGCTGCGGATCAGCCGCAAAGCGCCGCGCCTCCGCAGCACGATACATCGGTGAAGTGGCCGTTTCGCGGGCAGCCGTAGCCGCCGCGATGTCCGCTGGCGTACCGCCGACATCTTGAATGGCGGCCGCCCGCGCCGCCTGCTGCTGTTGGCCACGCTCAAAATACTGCGTCGGAAGCACGCGCTCGGCAGACGCGCCCAGAGCGGAAAACTTTGTCGCGCCGACAGGCGAAGCGGCTTGCGCCGCCGTCGGAGCACTGCCGGGCACAATCTTAATGTCGGGCGAACGAAGCTGCTGAATAATCGCGGGCGCCCTGCCTTCGGCCGCTTCCATGTAAGCGGTCTGTTTCGGCGAAATCATTCGCTGGACGGCAGGCGGCACTTGCTTGATGACCCGAGGCACAACCTTGCCCGGTACCGCCAAAACATTGACGGGGTTAGTTACCTCGGCGCCTCTTGCCAATACGTTGGCTGCTTGCGTTAGCCTAGGCGCCGCAGTGGGCGCGACGCGCGCGCCAACGCGAGCCACGCCCGTGCCGCCGCTTAGAATGGTAGACAGATCAGCCGCCGCGCCGACAGGGTCCGTGGCGATGGTGCGCTTCAGTGCTTCTTCCGACCCATACCGCTGGCGGTAAAAACCGCCGACTTGCTGCGCGGTCTGTACGGCTCTCTGCGCCGCTTCAGGGTCTGTCTCGAACTGATTAACGAAATTGCGCACAGGCTCGGGCACGGCCATTTGCAAAGCGCCGGCGCCAATATCCAATAGCGACCCAGCCGTTTCTAATGGGCTAGTCACCGCTTCAAAAAGATTTTTTGCGAAGGCGCCGCCGCTGCTCGGAACATTCTGGACAGCTTCCGATGCTGTATCCAACCACGACCTATCTTCTTTGACTTTAGGTGCTCGTTCCCAACTACCGCGCCGCGGCGTGGGGGCCGGCGCGGGCAATGCTTCGCCGCGCGCCGCCGCCTTCATCCGGTCTGCAAGCGGGTTTTGCGAGGGCAGCCTCGCCGGAGCGCTTTTTGGTTTAGTTTTTGTTGGGGTCGCTAAAGGGGCGTCGCGCCAACTCATCGCGGTTTCCTCCGCCGCTGACCGTTAGGGTCGATGAACACCGTACCGGGTTTAAGCCGGTTATAGTCCGCGTCGCTGCGAACGCGAGGGATCGCCGTCTCGGCTTTTTTTCCGGGCGTCGTGCGGACCCTTGCCGGCTCTTTCAGTATAAAGCGGCCCGGATAGCGAGCGAACTCTTCGGCGTACTGGCTTTCATACGCGTCGCGGGTGGTCTGCGCCGCCCGCCGCGCGGTGGCTTCGATAATGTCTAGCTGGTTGTCGAGGTCGGCAGGCTCCATGCCCGTAACATCGAGGGCCGCGATCATATCGCTGACGATCTTCCACTCTTGGACCGCCATCTGCCCGATAGCGCCGCTTAGAGACGCTGTCGCCTTGCCCATTTGGGTGACTTTGCCCTGCAAGTTTTTGATCGCCGTGTCCGCGCTGCGCGAGGAAGGTAGGACAGACGGTACGTAGCCGCTAAACCCTGTGACGGCCTCTTTTTGCGTTGGCGAAAGTTTGCGGACTGCGTCCACCGCAGCGACCACGCCGGTGTCCGGCGCGAGCATCATGTCTAGGGTAGACTGCGCCGCCTTAAAGTCTTTTGCGATGTTGTCGCGCAGCTTGGTCTCTTGCACCGGCGTGAGCGGTTTGGGCCGTCCCGCTGCGGCGTCTAGTTTAGCCTTTTCGCGGGCCAGTTCCTCCTCGTATACGCGCTGCGGCGAGGGGCGTTCGGCGTCGGACTCCCGCTGGATGCGTTCAATCGGGACGATTGTGGACCCCGGCGCCGGCGACTGCATGGGGTCTTTGACGCGAGCAGCGCGGCCGGTAGGAACGTAGCCTTCCCTCGCCTGCACCTGTTGCATTTGCGGCGCGGCGTCTTCGCCGGGACGGAACACGGCGCTGCGCAGCGACGGCTGCTCGTCAGGCACGATCTGGATGTTGTTGGCTTTGAGGATTTCCGCCAGTTGAGCGTCCTTGTCGGGACCGGCGGCGTCGCGCATCAGTTGAAGGTTAGACTGCGAAATCTGACCCGACGACATCATCTGCTCGACAATACCGGTCAGGTCCGGCTGTCCGCCCATCTGCGGGCCAGTCGTCATGCTGATCGGCTGTAGTGGGTTGCCACTCGGGATGGACCGCGGGTCTACGCCCTGCGCGCGCAGGTCGGCCGGCGCAGTAGCCGTGCCTTGCGTCGGGCGCGCGCTGGCGCCGCTCGCAGCCGGCGGCGGGGGCGGCGCGGCGTTTCCGCCCTGCGGCGCGAGTTCGTATTGTTCGACTGGGTACGCGCCCGGCTTACCGAAGCCGCCGGTGACTATTTCAAGCGGCGTGCCGTCAAGGCGGACTTGGACTTGGCTTTCCTTCGGACCATACGTGGCGTCAAAGTTTTGTTTGAGGCTGCCGACCAACTTAATCAAAAGATCGCGGCCGCGCTCAGGATCGACACTAAACTGTTCCGGCGGCAAGTTTGCGCGGATGAAATCCGCCATTTCGCGGGAGTCTTTACCGACGCCCGCGAGCCACATTTCGTAGCCTTGTGGGGTGTTCACCACCGTAGCCCGTTTGCCGTGGTATTCGAACTGACGGTCAGCCTGTTCAATCTCAAACTGGGTAATTTTGCGCCCTTCTTCAGCAGCAGCACGGCCTTCCGCCGCGCGGGCGAACTCCATCTCCTGCGCCGCCTGCGCCGCCTGACGTTCAGCAGCGCGCTGCTGAGACATCATGTTCAACATCTGGGCGTTCTGCTGGATTGCCCTGCCCATGAAGTCATTCTGGGGCGCGCGAGCCTGAAGGGCGATTGCTTGGTTGGCCACGACTAAGTCCCCGGAACTTGGCTAGGGTTTACGCTGGGATTGCGGTTGAAGTAGTTCATCTGCGCCTGATACATCGGGAAGCCCATCGCTGCCGAGCCAATGCCCTGCAACGCACCGGCCAGCGCGTTGGCGCTACCGACGTAGCCCGACGCGCGGGCCTGCCCGGCGCCAAGCTGCATCTGGCCGATGTTCTGTCCCGCCTGTCCGGCCGCGCCGGTCATCACATTGGCGGCCGACTGGCCCGACCCCATCAGCGACTGGAGCGGGTTGAGGCGCGCGGCGCGCTCGATTTGGAAGCGGTTGAAGGCGTTGCCGTACTCTTGGCTGGCCAAGTCCTGCCCGAAGCGTTGGACGCCGCGCAGAATGTTGCCCGACAGCAGACCGCCGCGTGCAGACGCCGACCGCTCCAGCGCGCGCATTCCCTCGGCCTGCCGGAAAGCGTAGCCGGGGTCGGCCTCGAAGTCCTGCTGCCCGAACGGCCGCGCCATGCTGCCGTAGTCTGCCGCGTTGGCGTCACCGCCAATGCCCAGCAACTGCATGATCTGCTGCTGGGCGGTCATCCCCGCCTGACGGAACGGTTCCTGAAGCGCGATCTGGCGCTCGAACATCTCGCGCTGAGTCTGCTCGGCAGCTTGCGCTGCCTGCGTCTGCGCGCGAGCAGCCCTACGGGCACCGCGCGCGGCCATAAGGCCGCTGCCAACCGAAGCGACACCGCCGATAATTGCACCAGCTACAGGCATTACGCCAACTCCATGCTATAAACCATGTAAGGTTCGCCAAAAGTTTCTATCACTTCTTCTGTCGGCTGCATACCCCCCTGCCGCGCAAACCGCTCGACATGACGCGCATTAGGCGGTATCTTCGTCCAGAGCGTCTGGGCTTTGTGACGCTTGGCGAAGTCGATCATCGCCCGCCGCGCATCCGCCGCCCACTTGCCCCGCCCCGCAGGCAAGACGAAGGTATGCACTTCGTAGGTGCGCGGTGCCGACCAAAGCAGCGCAAACCCGCCGTGCTCACCCATCAGAAACCAGTGTTCCGGCCGCTCCACCACCGGCGCAAGGTCCAGCGGCCCTGCATCCGGTGCACCCACAAACGGGCGCACGTCCGGGTCGTTGATGACCGCGTTAACGTGCTCCGCGTCTTGGGTGCGGCTCAAGATCATCAGCTAATCTCGCGCCCCGAGGCACGGATGTTGATGGCCGACGCGGTGCCGGCGATGGTCGAGATGAAGCCGCCCAGCGGCAGGACGTGGCCGACCAGTTCCGGAAAGGTGTACGTCTCGGACGGCTGGAGCGTCTTGGTCTTGACGATCAGGTTGTCGTTGCCCGCGCTGCCCGCAGCGGTCACGAGGTTGACGCTGATCGTCGCCGCGGCCGCGCTGTAGTTGGTGGCCGTGAACTTGTCGATGATCGTCTGGACGCCGTTCGACGTGTACTGCGTCGTCTGGGCATTCTCCGCGGTCTTGGCCGGGATGATGTTGCTGATGGTAACGGCCATTTATACCTCCAAGGAACTCACGTTGTCAGTCACAGTCAAAATAATCGACGGGATTGCAGGGTGAACGGCCGTGGCAGGATCTGCAAACAGCGAAATGCCGGTGTTATCCACTTCCCACATCAGTTCGAAATAGTCGCCAGCGTTCATTTGTAGCAGAAAGTTCCACGCCGCGACAGCTTCCGTGCTGTTGCCCTCAATACGAACGACTGTTGCGCTGTCAGGCACGTTGGTGCCGTTCTTGCGCAGCCATACCCAAACGCGGTGGGCGCCGCCGCCGGTGTTGATAAACTGCGCGGAGAACTGAATGTTGTAGACGTTGGCCCGGTCAACGAAAATACGCGACGTTGGCGAGCCGCGCGTGACGCCGAACGACAAGTCGGTCGTGTTGAACGTCATCGGGTAAGCGGTGTTGATGACGGCGGCCGTCTGATCGGTCGTGTCGTAGAACGATCCGTAGCGCGGCGAGATAAACTCTTTCGGCGGCGGCGACAGCGCCAGCGCCTGAAGCTGCGATTGGATGACCGCGATGTCGTCTTCGCTGGCAGCCGGCGGCGTGACGCCGGTGGCCTGCGCGAGACTGTTGACCTTGGCGTCTACGCTGGCCGTCTCGGAGCAGCAGTCAGGGGCGCTCTCCAGCGCCTGAATAGCCTCACCGAACACCGCGTCGTAGGACGCCAGCAGCGACGCGGTGGCGGGCGCCAGTTCCGTCTCTTGCTGGTTGGTCTGCGTCGCCGTCAGCAGCGACAGGAAGAACCGATACCACTCACGGCTGATCGCGCCGGACCGCGGGTCGATAAAGTCAACCCGCGGCGGCGTAAGCTGTGTGGGGTTAATCGGTGCGACCATCAGGCACGCGTCCCGCTCAGGATCAGTTCCGCGCCCATGATGTAGATGCGGACTGGGTCAGTGCCGGACAATTCGTAGACGCGGTCGCGTATCTTCATCGTCGCGCCCAGCCGGCGCCAGATCGTGCGGAAGCCGTAGCGGCCGATGCGGCCCATCGACTTCCAGTGCTCGTTCGACCACGTATGGGCGCCGTCGTCCGAGAAGCGCAGCATGACCCGCGGGTCGCTGCCCTGCCCAACGTTAAGGCCGACGCCCGTCTCGCAGTCGAGTTGCATCCCGTGCTGGATCGTGCGCGTCAGGTTGTTGGCGCCGGTCGGCAGCGCCCGCCACGAGCGCAGCCACTTCTGCGGCTGGCCATCGTCGGCGTAGACTTCAAGATCGAACTTGTAGATTTTGCCGTTCTGGTAATCGCCGACCACGTTGGTGGCGTTGAAGAACATCTGGCTGTTGCCGCGGTGACGGTTGAAGTCGCCGTTCTGGAACGAGGCGCGCTCGTGCCATGCGCCGGTCGCCACGTCGAACACCCACGTCGTGTTGGCGGTCGGGAAGTTAAGCACGTAGAAGCTGTGGCCGTCCTGCTGGTAGGTGTAGCCGACCGCGTCCGACAGGTCGGAGTATTCCTGTAGCTGCCACTCGATTGCGTGGGTCGAGATGCGCTGGCCCATGTAGCCAGCCGCGCGGAAGACCATACCCTGACCGCGGGCGTCCTTGCCCAGCCAGTAAATCTGGTTGTCCATCTTGGCGATGGAATACGGGGCCGCGCAGCCGAGTTCGTTGTAGGCGCCCTGAATGCGCGCCAGCGGGAAGTCGAGCAAGCCAGCGTTGTACCAGACTTCGGTCGAGTTCGAGCCGAACACCCAGACCTCGCGGTGATCGACAAAGATCGCCACGACGTTGTCGGGGTTGCCTTCGGCGCTGGCAAAGTCCAGCGGATCGACGCTGGTGCCGTCCAGCAACTGCGTGACCCAAATCTTCTGGCTGTTCGGCTCGTTGAACACGAAGTAGCCGTCGAGGTAGCCGACCGTCACTGCGCCGGGAAAGTCCGGGTCGGTGATCTGCTGGAACGCGTCGGTCTGGGAGTTGTAGATGTAGCCCTGCGGGTTGGCCGCCACGAATAGCTGGATGCCGTTGTCGGACATGCTGACTGGGCCGGTGCCGGCGATGGTGCCCTTGGCGACGGCGTTCCAGTTGCTGTCCACCTGAAACAGCGTCGGGCCAGACACGACGTAGCCGTAGTTGCCGAAGGTCCACATCCCGCGGATCGGACCGATGCCGATGGTCGCCAGCCGCGTCAGGCCGGGCGCACGCTGGAGGAAGGCAGGCTCCTTGCCGCCCTCCGGGACGATCTCCGGGAACAGGTTGACCATGCGGTTGGCGGCGGCGTTGACGCTGCGAGCGACATACGCCGATCCCAAGATCGGCGTCTTCATCAGTAGTTCCCGGCGTAGATGTTGAACCGCTGACGGGTCGCCACAATGCTGTACGGCATCGACATGATGTCGTCAGGGTTGTTGATCCGCTTGAGGTTGCGCTTGCTGGTCATAGCGATGCGTTGCACCTGCGGCGTCGGCTCCATGCCAAACTCGGGCGCCATCTCGGTGGCCAAGTTGTAGCGGAAGGCGCGCAGGTAGCCCGGCGGGAAGTGCAACTGCGTGGCCAGCGTCGCGGGCTTGGTCAGTTCCTCAACGGAAATGAAGTGCCATTCCAGATCGCGCGTCGGGCGCGGATAGACGTACATCTCCACGTCGGGGAACGTGTTGTTGACGAAGATCACCTGCGGGTACGTCGAGGTCACGGTCTTGACCGCGATCCCGTTGTACTGCTGCTGGTTGATAAACTTGATGCCGTAGCTGACGCCGGTGCCGGGGTCGCGGAAATAGGTGCTGTCTTCGAGCAGCACGGGGCGGCTGCCGACAAAATTGCCTGTCGGGCCAAGCGTGCGGGAAAGCTGACCGGCCGGCCACGTGAACACCTGATCTTGCGTTGCGAACACGGACAGACGCTCCGTGTTCCAACTGTCGATCATCTGGTTCATGGCCGCCAGCGCGTCCTGCGACGTTTCGGCCGACGGCGTTTCGCCTTCGGCCAGAACGCCGAGGAGGCGAAGCGAACCGTTGATGATCTCGCCCGCGCTCGTCACGGCCTATTCTTCCGGCGCTGCGCGGGGACGCCCGCGGCGGCGGGTAGACTGTTCGCCCGCGGGCGAACCGCCGAGGCGGCCGTCGCCGTCATGGTCGAGCGGGTGCGCAAAGGCGTTGGTGGCGGGCGCGGGGGCTTCAGGCTCGTAGCGCGACCAGCCGTACATTTCGTCCTGCTGGGCCTCATGCTCGCTGATAGCGACCTTGGCGCCGTGGACGGGGTGGGTCAGATAGATGACGGACATAGGATACCTCGTGAAATGGACGGCCCGAAGGCCGCCCAAGTTTATCAGCCTGCGTGGACAATCACGAAATTGAACACAACGGCTTCGCTCAAACTGCCCGCCGAAATGTTGCGCAGCGTGATGGTCGCAGCGCCCGCAGTCAGGCCCGTCACCCCCAGGGTGTAGGTGCCAGGGGTAGCGGTGCCGCCGACAATCGACAGGATCACGGCATCACCTGCCGAAATCTTGCTGTTGTTGAGCGTGAACGTGACCGAAGTGTTCGCGGCCAGCGCAGCAGCGTTCATGGTGACAGTGCCCGCCGAGCGGTTCAGCGTGACGGCGGTGGACTTGTCGGTAGCCTGCGTGACCGTCCCGCGAGCGGCGGCGGTATAGCCGAGTTCATCCGCGACGTAGACAACGTCCGCGCCGCGAATGTCTTGGTCGAGGTAGGCAACGCCGATGGCCTGAGAGTTTGCCATTTCGTTTCTCCTTAAAAGGTTGCCCCAGCCGAAGCTGGGGCGAACCGATTAGTTGGCAATCCGGTACAGGGTGTAGGTGTCGTCGCCGGTCTTGACCGCGCGGAACATCACCGCAGCGCCCGCGACGCAAACGCCCGAACCAACCAGCGTCCAGCCGGTGCCAGCCGTCAGAGTGGCTGCGCCCGCGCCGGTGCTGAGAACCGCGAAGTCAAAGCACGAGTTGACACGCGCGCTGTTGATGCGGTCATCGACGCCGCCAACGCCAGTGACCGGCGGGAGAGCGAGGTTAGCACCGCTGCCAGAAGTGAAGACGATCAGCCCCTGCTCAAGGTTGAGCGGGGTGAGCGTGGCCGCGCCGGTGAAAGCAGTCGGAATAGCCTGCACACCGAGAAGAGCCTGGTTGATGTTGCCGTCGCCGACCTGATAACCGCCGGCACCATTGGGGAGAGTCATGGTAGTATCCTTTCAAAGGTGTTGCCCCCGACCGAAGCCGAGGGCGGGTTCAGGTTAGCCCCAGAGGCGGCAAGCCATCTGCGGACGGATGGTGCTGTAGCCGTACAGAACGTCGATACGGCAGGGCATACGGTCG